CTTTTGAAGGGCAACTGCGAACTTCGGACTCTCGCGGGTAATAACTATATGGAGGCACAACGCTTCCACGTTTAACAACGCAGGAGTTTGCCATGCATCAGTCCCCATCCATGTCGTTTCTGATCCATGAATCAGCCGACTTGTACCACGCCAAAGCCAAGCACTATCTATCGAGCCATCAGTTGGCCGACTTTCGCAAATGCCCTCAGCTCTACTATCGCAAGAAGTATCAACCACGCACCCAAGAAGAATCGCCGGCCTATTTGGTCGGACGTGCCGCGCATGTCCTAATCCTCGAAGGCCTGGAGCGATTCCGCGAAGACTTCGCTGTCGGCGGTCCCATCAATAAGAAAACCGGCCTGCCATTTGGGCCAGCCACCAAGGCCTGGACTCAGTGGGCCGAGACGGTCGGCAAACCCGTGCTGTCCGATTCGCAGTTCGAAACAATCGAGCGCATGAATGAATCGGTCGCAATGCACGATGCGGCCGTTGATTTGCTGCAATACGGAATCGCTGAAGCGGTCGTGCGGGCCGAGTACTGCGGATTCCCTTGCCAGATCCGTATTGATTGGTTGGATCCAGCCCCGAGCATCGTGGACCTGAAAACCTGCGATGACTTGACCTGGTTCGAAGCCGATTCGCGGCGCTACGGGTACGCCCATCAATTGGCCTTCTACCGAGCCGTGCTTAAGAAAGCCCTGGGGATCTATGTTCCCGTCCATCTGATCGCCGTTGAGAAGAAAGAACCTTATCGCTGCGGTGTTTGGCAACTATCGAGCGAGGTTTTGAACCTCGCCCAAAAGGAAAACGAGCAGGCGATCGATCGCTTGCATGCTTGCACTGCGAACGATTCGTGGCCCACCGGCTACGAAGAGACTCGCGTCTTCGATTTTATCTGATCCAGCGCAGTAGGCAGGTGGGATGGCGTGACGCTCCCGGCCACGAATGGCAAACGGAGAGAGCGTCGGGACTCCCTGTGCCCACCTGCTTACAGCCTTTGTTTTACCCAGTTTTTTTGTTCGTTCTTGTAAGGAAAAAGCACATGAGTTTGTTACAGCAAGTGCAGCGTGGGAAAGCCCACCTGCCACCACGGATCTTGGTCTACGGTACCGAAGGGGTCGGCAAGAGTAGCCTCGCGGCCACCACCCCCAAACCAATCTTCATCCAAACCGAAGATGGCTTGGGAGAGATCGATTGCGATCGATTTCCACTGGCAAAATCACTCGAAGATGTCGTCGCGGCCCTGACGGAGTTAGAGACCCAACCGCACGATTACCAAACCGTGGCGATCGACTCGCTCGATTGGCTCGAACGATTGATCTGGGATGCCATCTGCCGACGCGAATCGGCGACGACGATCGAAAAGGTCGGCGGTGGCTACGGAAAGGGTTACACCCTGGCCTTGGATTACTGGCGCAAGCTCATCGACAAGCTTGGCAACCTCCATCGCGATCGCGGGATGATGATCTTTCTGATCGCTCACGCGAAGGTCGAGAAGTTCGAGGATCCCGAAGCACCCGCCTACGACCGCTACTCGCCTCGTCTGCACAAGCATGCCAGCGCCATCATCACCGAATGGTGCGATGCGGTGCTTTTTGCCACTAAGCGATTCACGACCCGCACCGAAGAGAGTGGCTTTGGTCGCCAGCGAGCGATCGCGGCCCCGGTCGGCGCTGCCGGTGGGGAACGCATCTTGAAAACCATCGGCGGTCCATCGTGCGTGGCCAAGAACCGGTACCGGCTCAAACCTGAAATTCCATTGGCTTGGGATGCGATTGTTGGCGGCATCCTCGGCTCATCAAACGAACTGTCCAACCCTGTTTCTGTTCCAGAAGGAGTAACGAACCTTGGCTAATCTCAACAACTTCAATGCGAACCAAGTCGAACCGTCGTCGGATTTTGAACCGATCCCGGCTGGCAAGTACCTGGCGATCATCACCGAGTCGGAACTCAAACCGACGAAGTCCGGATCGGGGAGCTATTTGCAGCTCACGTTCCAGATCCTCGAGGGGGAATACAAAGGTCGATTCCTTTGGTCCCGACTGAACCTTCACAACGCGAATGCGACTGCGGTGCAGATCGCGCAAGCGGAACTCTCGGCCATCTGCCGAGCCGTTGGGGTGCTCACCCCTGGCGACTCGGTCGAGCTGCATAACTTGCCGTTGGTCATCAACGTTAAGTGCCGCAAGCGCGAGGATTCGGGGGATGTAACAAACGAGATCCGAGGTTACTCGAAACCTGCGGCGGCTACGGCTCAGCCTCAGCAAGCGAGCCACACGACTCCACCATGGAGACGTCCCTCGTGATCGAACTTGAACTGCCGTACCCGCCGTCAGTGAATCACTACTGGCGGCGGGTGGGAGCACGGACGCTCATCAGCCGCGGGGGTCGACTCTTCCGTCAACAGGTAGTGTCGATCCTCGCGGCGCGCGGCGTTCGCCCCATCGATGGTGACTTAGAAGTCTTCATTGAACTGTATCCGCCCGACCGTCGTCGCCGAGACGTGGATAACACTCAAAAAGCTTTGCTCGATGCACTCGGGCAAGGTGGTGCATATCACGACGACAGCCAAATCATCCACCTAGACACCTGGAAACGCGAACCGATCCCTGGAGGCATGGTTTTTGTACGCATCTCGAAATGTATGGAAGAGTGATCATGGCAGAGAGTTTGGACCAAAGAACCTGTGGCGATTGTGGAGTCATCGTCACGAATCGTAGAGACGAGTGCCCTGAGTGCGGCAAGTCGCTTCTGGTGACACGCAAACGGAAAAACGATCGGCCTCGGCTAAACCCTGATGACGACCCAGTTGACGTGTACGACCGCTCGTTTGAGACGCGGCTTGAAATGGGCTTTTCGATGTTGGAATGGGAGTGATCCGATGCAACTACGTCCATATCAACAAGCGGCCGTCGATGCGGTCTACAACCATCTGCGCGATCGTGATGACAATCCTTGCGTGGTCATTCCCACAGCGGGGGGCAAGACCCCCTGTATGGCCACGATCTGCAAAGATGCAGTCACGCGATGGCAAGGTCGAGTCCTCGTTTTGGCCCATGTCAAAGAGCTTTTGCAGCAAACTGCCGACAAACTAACGGCGGTTTGCCCGGAAGTGAACTTTGGCATTTACTCTGCAGGACTCAAGCGACGTGACACGGACAATCCGGTCATCATCGCTGGGATCCAATCGGTGTATAAGCGAGCCTGCGAGCTCGATCGATTCGATCTGATCATTATCGATGAATCCCATTTGATCCCACCCGATGGCGAGGGGATGTACCAACAATTCCTCACGGATGCCAAGAAGGTCAATCCCCATCTTCGGATCATCGGATTTACGGCCACCCCGTTTCGACTCAAGGACGGACCGATCTGTGCGCCGGAGAATATCCTCAACACGATTTGCTATGAGGTTGGCATCAAGGAATTGATTCGCGACGGTTTCCTGTGTCCGCTGGTTTCCAAGTCTGGCACCGACCAAATCGACTTCGGTTCGCTGCACGTTCGTGCCGGCGAATTCGTCGCCGACGAGGTCGAAGCCCTGATGGATAGCGAGTCGCTGGTCGAGTCCGTTTGCAGAGAAATCGTGGAGCAAACAGCCGACCGTAACGCAGTGCTGATCTTCTCGAGCGGTGTTCGACATGGCAACCACATCGTCGATACCCTTCGAGACAAACACGACATCGAATGCGGATTCGTTACTGGCGAAACCTCCTCGGAGGATCGAGACCGATTGCTCCAGCAGTTCCGCAGCGGAAGTCTCAAATACTTGTGCAACGTCAACGTGCTTACCACCGGCTTCGATGCACCCAACATCGATTGCGTGGCATTGGTACGTCCGACAACCTCCCCAGGTCTTTTCTACCAGGCAGTCGGGAGAGGTTTCAGGCTTCACCCAAGCAAACAGAACTGTTTAGTACTCGACTTTGGTGGCAATGTTCTTAGGCACGGACCGGTCGATTGCCTGCGGATCAAACCTGCAGGGAGCCAATCGACTGGAGAAGCCCCTGCGAAGCAATGTCCCAAATGCAACGCACTCATCGCGATGGGGTACGCGAATTGCCCGGAGTGCGGTTTTACCTTTCCCCCACCTGAAAAACAAAACCACGAAGCCCAAGCGACCCAAGCACCGATCCTATCTGGCCAAGTCACCAACACGCGCTACGAAGTCACCGACACACATTACTACAGCCACCTGAAACGTGGGGCCAGCGACGATGCACCGCGATCGATGCGAGTCGATTACATGATCGGCTGGCGCAACCACAAATCCGAGTGGGTTTGCTTTGAACACTCAGGCTACGCACGTCAACGTGCCGTGGCTTGGTGGAAACAGCGATCCCCCGATCCGGTTCCGGCAACTACCGACGAGGCACTCGCGAGGATCGAAGGGGGTGCCGTTGCGCAAACCCTCGCGATCCAAGTGCGCAGCGTCTCGGGGGAGGAATACGAACGGATCATCGACTACGAGATCGGGCCGATGCCCGAACCGTGCGACCAACATTTTTCCAATGAGTTTACAGACGAGGAGATTCCATTTTGAATATCACTTCCGATTTCACATCTTTGCTCCCATCCGCTTTGGCTTATAGCAAAAGTGGTCTGTCTGTCCTGCCGGCCGTTCGATTGCAAAAGCGTCCAAGGCTTCCAGGTTGGAAGAGCTTTCAGCTGCAAATCCCGCAAGAGCGGCAGGTCGTCGAATGGTTTTCGAAACCCGAAGATGCGATTTGCGTCGTCACTGGCCAAGTCAGTGGCAACCTCGAAATGCTCGACTTCGACCGAGGAGGTGATCGCTTCGAGGCCTGGAAAGAGCAAATCCCGCCCGAGCTATTGGCTCGGCTGGTGATCGAGACCAGCCAGTCCGGTGGCAAGCACGTGATCTATCGCTGCACAGAGCCGATCAATGGCAATATGAAACTTGCAATGGGTTTTCGCGACGGTGCGATGGTCACTTTGATCGAGACTCGTGGCGAAGGGGGACTGTTTCTTTGCGCTCCAACCTTGGGTTACTCGCTCGAGCAAGGATCACTTACCGAAATTCCTGTGATAACTCCGCAGGAACGAGAGATACTCTTGGAGACTGCTTGGTCACTGAACGAATACTTGCCGACGGCAGATGTTCCTGCGGATTCGCAGTTCGTACCTGAGAATCGACCAGGGGATGATTTCAACAACCGTGGTGATATTCGCGCACTGCTCATCAAGCATGGATGGACCTTGGTCAAAAAAGCGGAAAACGAACTCTGGCGTCGCCCGGGCAAGGCCAATGGCTGGTCGGCGTCCCTAAAGGACAAATCGTTTTATGTCTTTAGTGGCAATGCTGCTCCGCTGGAGCCGAATCGAGCGTACAGCCCGTTTGCGGTCTTTGCTTGGCTTGAGTACGGAGGTGACTTTGAAATGGCAGCGCGAGTTCTACGCCAGCAAGGTTACGGTGGCGATCCGATGGGTGCTACCATCATTCAGCTTC